ATTGGCTTAACTCCTAACTCATTAAAAGAAGTATCTATGGTTTTTTGATATATTCTTTTATCAAAAACTTCTTTATTTAATTTTATATCTTCTCCCATTAATATGAATTTACTACTTTAAAGTAATAATTATCGTCTAATACTATGGTTGAACCATTTATGTTGGTTTTAACACAAATTTTATAATATCTTTCTGGTTCTAATCCATTCATATAAACATCAAAATAATTTCCTTTACTGTCAGAACTTAATTGTGTATATGTCGTATCATAATCTACAACGTATTCGTTAGTATCCAAATCTTTTATAGCATAATATGATGCTGTTGGTAAATAATTTGTACCTGTAAATTGAGATCCAGTTGCAAATACTCTAATTGGATATTTTGGTGCAACATTAAATCTAAACCTATTTACACTTTGTGGAGAAAAAGTTCCTGGGTTTTCTGCTAATGAGGAGATTAAATTAGTAGTATTAACTATACTAGAACTAGCAGGACCATCTAATACACTTTGATAATCTCTCCATTTAAATTCTAATTGTGGTGGGTATATAGTATTAGTATCAACACTGTAAAATTGCATTACAGGTTGGATTTGAACGTTAGAGTTCCATTCAACATTGTCTTCCCATTTTACTATAAAACCATTATTATCCATAGAACCACTATACCATCTAGAAACTACTTCTTTAGCGTTTACTTTTAAATCTTTTGTTGATCTAGTATCAAATGATTGCGTTATACCGAAATTGGTACTACCATTGTTTATTAACCAATTTCCTCCTCCAGGACCTACATAAGTTGAATTATAATGTGATCCTATAACATTACCATGGGAATCTGTTCCTGTTAATGTCCAAGTTGAGCTTCCTTTAAAATTGGGGGAATACCAAGTACATCCATCTGTAGTTTGAGGTACATCTAAATACGTTCCAGTACCATTATACCAATATTGAGCTATAGGATATACTATCAAATCCGTAGATTCAACAACACCTTGAGCAGTGGCTATATAAGATCTAAAATCAACATCCCACTCTTTACCCTTAATTTTATTATTAATAACATCCTCTATTTCATCTTGAACAAATTCAGTTAAGTATCTTGCTACTTGGGGGTTAGAATCTACTGCTATATTTAAGTTAGATATTTGAGAAATAGGGTCTATACCTGTATTCATATCTGGGTAGAATGAATATATGGTGGAATCTTTATATGGGAAAATCTTGTATACTGCCATTTCTTAATTTTATAGTGGTACTACTTTACCTTTAATATCATTATTAAAATATTTTACTTCAAATATACTAGGATCTAAACTAGGATATATTACTCCATTTTGAGTTGCTCCTTCTATATCGTATGCATATTGGGAGTATCCTAGTGATGTTCCAGCTTTGTTAGAAAATTTAATATCCTTTACGGTTTGAACCCCATCTATTTGATCTAACTTAACAAATAGATCTTGTACTAAAATAGGTTGGTTTATTTGGAAATTATCTCTATTAAAATAGTCCTGTAGTGATTCAATACATGATAATATTACTTGACTATTTATAAAATTAGGTAAAACTATTATTTCAAAATCTATAGCTATATTAATAATATAAGCATCTTTTATTTCAATACTGTCACCTATCATTTTATATTGTGATAAATAAGTTCTTAAATTTTGTTTTAGTGTGGAATTGGCTGTTGTAAATTGCCCATCAATATTTTGAGATAAAGTATATAAACATAAATTTTCTAAAGTAGTTACAGATGTATCAAGAGTGGGTTTTTCAATGTATGCTTTAGATATTATACCATATTCAGAAGGCATACTTAAAGCTCTTACCATATAATCATCTAAAGTAACTGTCCTTTGTTGTGTTGTTGTTTGTAGTAATGTGTTTTGTCTAATTTCTTCTTTTGTATCACCTGATTTACCTCCAGATGCAGCAATTGGGTTTATTGCTGCTAAAGTTCCAAATACATAATTAGCTGTAGTAGAATTTAAGTTTATTTTATTAAATTTAATATTTGTAGAATTTAAAGTAGTTAAATCTCCTTCGGGTACATTTGAATCAACTCCACCACCTGTTAAATATCTTACAGTTAAAGTTGTATTAGAAGGTGCTATACCGTAAGTGTTTGTAAATAAAAAATTTGTTGGGGAATATGCTGTTGTGAGTTTATTTTGTTCAAATGGTAAACCTATACCTACATTATTTGGGTTAGGTGTTATAGATTCATCTGTATCATTTGGATTACCTGCTCCGAATTGGATTTGTAAATTGTTTTCTGATGTGAATCTTGTAGCAAAACGTCTTTGTACTTTTTTAAGTTTTAAAAGATAAGGTGTATCTCCATTATTATGGGTATTATTAGGGTCATTAGGGTTGGTGTTTTTGATTTTATCAAATATCATTTCTTGACCTAAATAATCTACCTCAGACCATATATTACCATCTGAATCTGTAATGTCTAGTATTTTGACAATATTATTATCTCCTATGTTAATTGTAGAAAATTGTTCAGATGTTCCAAATGTAAATGTTTGAGTATTAATGTTAGAAGATATAGCTTTTCTAGTTTTCTTTAAAAGATAGTAAGTGGGATCACTACCTGCTATTTGTGATATGCTAATTTCAGTAGGATCTTGAGAACTTGAAAATGCAAAATCACATTTATCTTCCATTAAAAAATTTACAGATGGAGAGATAGTAGAAGTTATAGTAGTATTTTCTTCTATGGTTAAGGCATAATCAAAATCCGGTATAAAATTACCACCACCTAAATCTTTAGATGGTACTTGTTGGTATAGATCAATATCTACTTGAGCTATTCCTGTTACTTTAGGCTTATATCCAAACATATAAGCTAATTCATATAAATTATTAGATTGTTTAGCTAATGTTAAAAATGTTTCTTGTAATTGATTATCTAAATAGAATGACATTATATCGCCTACATAAGCGGCTTGCTCCATAAACATCATACCTGGTGATGTTGGAGAAAAATCATTGTAGGTATTAGGGAAATATGTTTGAGAAAATTCTATTAACCTATCTCTAATATCAGAAAAATCTCTGTTTAAATATTTTATATCTCTATTTGTCTTTGTAGCCATTATGTAAAGTCTATTTCTATAGTATCTGTAATATTGGTGTTATTTATACTATATGTTAATGATACGGTTATTACATTTAAATCTTCTTGTTTTAATATTTCTAAATTTCCTATGGATATGTTAGGGAAAAATTGTTGAAGATCTGAGGTGATTGAATCTTCTAAAAAATCTAAATTATTTTCTGTTATTTGCTCGAAAATAAAATCTCTTAAACCACCACCAAATGTCGGATTTAATGGTCTTTCTCCTGGGTTTGTGAGGAAGTAATTTATTAGGTTATTTTTAGTAGCCTCTTTAGTGGTAAAATTTGATTTAAATACCCCAGGAGCAGAAAAAGGTAAATTTACTCCTACAGCAGCACTTTTATTAAAGTCAATTGGAAATATTTGTTGTGCCTCAAATGCCATTATTTAGTCATTAATCCCATTATTTGATCCATATTGACTTCTCCATCAGGTAAAGCTCCATTTGGTGATGTTGTATCTCCTGCTCCCTGAGGATTGAAAGGTTTATTGCCAAATCCTGGAGCATGTGTACTATTCATATTTAATCCTGTTTCACCTATAATATCCAAATAAGATTGTCTTTGTTCTTTTAAAGATTTTTTAGGTGTTTGTGTAACAGTGAGTGTAGTTGGTGATGTAATACTTTCTTGTACTGGTTGGGTAACTACAGCTTTAGGTGCTTTAACTGCTTCTAGTAAAACTTCCTTTAGCTCCTCTTGTATAGCCTCTTTAACGGCTTCTTTAATTATTTTTTTAAGTGCTTCGGTTTTCATTTTTGTGTTTGTTATAAATATTAAATTAATCTGCTTTTAAATCATTTTGTTTAATGTAAAATACTAATTCATCTATTAATATCTGGTCGTTAGATGAGAATGAAGGTTCTCCTTGTAACATTATTACTCCTGCTTTATTTCTAGCTACGGCCCTTCTTCTTTTTAAACTTTCATCTGTTATACCTTTTACGGATATTACACCCATTTCAAACCCATTTACATTAGTAACTACAGGTGATTGTTGTTGAGATTGTTGTTGGGTTGCTTCTAATAAATCTTTTGATAATTGTTCTTGGGGTAGTTGCCCTTCTATAGCACAACCTTGAATTAAACTATCTAATAAAGATAAATAATTTAATATTTGTTGTAATATTCCTATTAGAAGAGTTAATACTAATAGAGTGGAAGAAGAAATTAATTTATATTCTTTTAGTTTTGGTCTTATAATATCTATGTTTTCTTTTATAAGTTTAGAGAGATCAGGAACCCCAAAACCAGCTACAGGGAAAGGAAGATAAACTTTATTTAAAACTTCAACTACAATTTGGGCTACTGTGATAGTGGTATCTAAAACTTGGACTCCTACTTTTATAGTATCTAAAAACCCCATTATATTATTTAACGCCTTTGTTAATTTATTTTTTTTCTTTATTAAAGCGTTTAATTCATCTAAGTTCGCAGGACAAGTAGCATTCATATCCCCAAACTTTTTACCTAATGCTTCTGTGGCTTTTGTTATACCAAATTGAGCTATTAAAGTTAATACTTGGGGAATTAAAACTATTTTAATTTGTTTTATTAAATTATTCATGGCTTGTTGTTTAGCCATTTCTACATCCATTTTTGATGCTTTTATTAATTTCATTTGAGAATCTGTAAGTGGTAATTGTTCATCTATAGATTGTCTCAAATCTGTTTTTGCATCTTTTAATGTTATAATACCTAACGCCCCTTGATTTTTAAATTTTTTAGATAATGTAAAAGGATTTATGTTTTTTTGAGCAAAATCTTTAGCAAATATATTTATTTTAAAGATCTCACCTGGAGTGTATTCTCCTATTAAATTAAATTCACCATCAGGTGTTGTTGTAGTAGTATCTCCTAAAGTAGAAGTTATTTTTGCCCCTGATATAGGTTGTTTGTTTTTGTCAATTACTTGACCAACTATTATGTATCCTAAAGGTGGATTTGTATCAGCCATTATAATGTTTTACTTATTTTAGATAAAATAGGGGAATTACCATTTGAATCTAATTTTACACTTTCTAAAATTCTTTCTAAAGAAGTTTCTACACTACTTGCTACAGTAGAAAGTGAGTTATCAGGAACAATACCTCCTCCGGGCCATGATTGTTGGTATTTAAGAATTCCTACTAATTGTTTTAAGTTAGTACATAAATTAAATAATTCAGTTCTTAATGTTTCCCCTTTTACTAAGGGTTCAGTTGCTTCTTTACCCCCTAATTTAATAGTAGTTCCTACTTGTATTACAAAATTTGAAGTAGTATCAAAATTAAACCCTTTAACAGCTTCAAAACTTATAGTTCTGTTTGAACTTAACATTATATGATCTGTTTTTGAATTAAAAACTAAACGGCCTGAGTTGATTATAACTTGATTACCATTAAATGCCGATGGGTCAATTGGAATTTCTTTAAATTTTGAAGTATATGAAGAATATCTTTTCCCATCAAACATTATTGGATTTGTTGATATTGGGATTTGTTGAGTTGAAGTTAAATATATTGAAGATTTATCATTGTTAATGTCTTCTTGTATAGGTATAAATCCCTCAGGATTTTGGGATGTTGGGTTTTGGCCATTTCTAATTAAGATAATAGGATCACCATTATTTTTATTTTGTGACCAGTTATTGTATACAGTATAACTTCCAGTATTATTAAAATTTGG